ACTCTACTGGTCCTCGCTGCACAGGAGCACATTCCACCAGTCCTTCTGCTCCACGTTCTCCACGTGCCCGATCTCCAGCCGCCGGCTGCCGAACTCCAGGTAGTCGCTGGCCACGAGGCCGGGAAAATGCCGGATGGTGACTCGCAGCGCGGCGCCCGCGTACACTTGGTTCGCGATCTCCAGCTCGCGGCCGCTCAAGGTCTCGATCTTGGCCCGCGCAATCCCCAGCGTCGCCGCCGTTCCGGTGTTCTGGCCCCGGCTCCCTTTCGTCGTCGCGGGGCGCTTCACCGTCACCACGTGTCGCAGCTCGCCGGCGCTGATCATGGCGAATCGCGAGTAGCGAGTAGCGAGTAGGGAGTAGGGTCGGGCCCTATTCGCTATTCGCTATTCGCCATTCGCTCCTCCTTCACGGGTAATGGCCTCGCATCAGCAGCCGGATGATCCGCTCGTAGCCTTGTTTGATCTCCGTGCTCACGCCCAAGACCTCGGCCTCGGGGACCGCATACCAGTGGGCGAGGAGCATCAGGATCGCGTGGTTGGCCAGCTCCGGGACGCTGTCGGCGTCCGCGTATCCGGCCGTGAATTCCACCGTGACGGCGTTCCGCCCGGCCCGCGTGGCCGGCCAGCTCGCGTCGTAATCGAGCAGCACCGCGGCCCGGCCGGTGTCGAGGCTGTAGGCGCTGGTTGAAAACGTCTGCTCCGCGTCGTCGCCGTCCTGATACTTCACGCTCTCGACCGACTGCACCGGGCGCCGCTTGAGCTCGATAAAGTCGTCGCATGGGAACTGGTCGATCGTCTGCCGATACGTGCGCTCGGCGATCGCCAGCCCCGCATCTTTTTCCACCTGCTCCCGCGCGGCCGAGATCAGGCGCGAGAGGAGCGTATCGTCCGAGTCGTGCAGCACGCGGCACTGGGCCTTGGCCTCGGCCAAAGACACCGCCTCGAAGGCCGCGGCCGAGGTCGCTTCGATCGAGTAATCGAGGATCGCGGACTGCATGGCTTTCAGCTGTCAGCTTTCGGCGTTCGGCAGACGCCCGGAATCCTGACTCCTACTTTCTGCCGACCGCCGACAGCCGACAGCCGACAGCCTATCGCAACGCGTCGATCGCTTTCTCCTCGAACCGCACGCTGCCGCGCCTTGTCTGATTCTTCTTCTGCCGCAGGTTTGCGAGCAGGTGTTTTGCATGGGCGACCAGCTCGGGATCCTCGGGCAGCGGTAATTGGCCCTCGGCCGTAAGCTGCTTGGGCAAATCGTTCAAGAGCGCCAGCCGCTTGCGGACGGGGATCTGCTCCAGGAGCAGGCCGATCAGCCGCTCGTGATCCGGGGCCGTGCTGGCCGCTACCGTCTGGTCATGATTGATCTGCAGCTCGCCGGCGACCTCGATCTCCAGCCAACCGCCGTCCACTTCGCCGGCAACAGTCACGGCGACCGTGTGTTTCGCCCCCGCCTCCAGCCGCTCGCGGTCCTTCCGCTTGTCGCAGAAGGAGGCCAGCGCCGAGAGCAGCACGTTTTCGCGGGCGGCCTGGCGGGCTTCGGGAGTGGTGAGTTTGGTCGCCATGATGAGTCGAGAGCGGGTGGAGAGTCGAGAGCCAGAGTCGAGAGCCAGACGGAGGTCCTATCCCTGGGTTCCGGGTTTTTTTCTGGCTCTCGACTCTCGGCCCGCTCTCCGCTGCTCCGTTTTGGGGTTCGTCTCCGCTTCGACCGCGAACCCGGCCCGCACCAGGCGGGCCCCATGCTTGGGGTCGACCGAGATGACGACCCCCGGCAGTTTGCCGCGGTATTTCTGGGTCAGGCGGACGGACTTCATGGAAGTACGAAGGACAAAGTACGAAGGACTACACGCGGGCGACCTGCTTGCAGCCGCGGTCGGCCGAGCTCACCGGCCCCTGGCCGCCGCGCGAGAGAATCGCGAAGGCCACGAGGTACGTTCCGGTCGCCCCGTCGCCGGCGGTGGCCACCAGCCGCAGGTAGCGCTTGCGGCCGCGCATGTCGATCTCGGCCAGCAGGACTTTGTTGTCGTCGGTGGCCGAGGGCAGCCCCAAGGCCACGCCGTCGATGTCTTTCTGGGCGGTGTCGCTGAAGTCGAGCTCGTCGATGTCGGTGTAGGTGGAGTCGTCGTCCGACTCCTGCACCTTGAGGGCGACCATGGCGATGTCGGTGGCCCCCAGCATCACGTAGATCTGGGCGTAGTCCCAGTCCTTGCAGTCGACGTCGTCCACCGTCCAGGAGGCGTTATCGACGATCGCCTGCGGCGTGCGGATCGTGACGATCTTGGTGTTTTGCGCGTGAATCATTGTGGTGCGTGGTGAGTGGTGCGTGGTGAGTGGTCATTTCCCCGGGAGGGATTAGCTCGCCGGCGTCTTGAGCACCAGCAGCGGGCCGGCGTTGGTCGCGTCGCCGCGGCCGTGGACGTTGAGCGCCACGCGCTCCGTGCCGAGGATCCCGAGCTGGTCGAACTCCAGGAAACGCTGATCGGAGAGCTTGATGCTCACGCCGCGGCGGTTGCCCAGCGTGGCGCCCAGCTTGAGGTCCCCGAAGATCGCCTTGGGCTTGCTGGCGTCGGCGCCGAGCGTGCTGTTCAGCTTCTGGCTGATCACCACGGGATAACCCAAGAACATTTTTTCGGCGCCCGCCATGAGCTGGCTGGTGGTGTTGCCGCCGGCGGCGTCCAAGAGCCGCAGCATGGCGGCGGCCCAGCCGGCCTGGGAGATGTACCATTTGGGCATGATGCCCGCGTACATCGGGAGCTTTCCCACGCACGATTCGAAATCCGCCAGGTCGAGCGTCTCGAAGCCGGTGTTGCCGCTGGCGGCCGTGACGACCGAGCCGGCCGCCACCGCGTTCACCACGCCCACGTGGCCGCCGTAGGTCGAAGTCCCGTCGCCGACGAAGCCGGCGGCGTCCTCGGCCGAAGCGAAGGCGTAGGCGATCTCGCCGGTGAGATCGTCGCCGATCGAAAGGAACGCATCCTCCGAAAGCTCCGACGAATAGCGGACCAGGGCGCCGAGCTTCTTGGCCACGAGCTGCACCTGGTCCCAGGCCTTGTCGCTGGCGGTCACCTCGTCCCCTTCGCCGACCCAGTAGGCGGTCAGCCCGCTTTTGCGGCGGGGCTGCGTCTTGGTGTCGGAGGCCATGTTGGTCACGAAAGCGTTCTGGCGGAAAACGCCGAACTCCTCCCGCAGATCGATGATCGTCTGCTCGACTTCGCTGGGAACGACGAAGCCGCCGGTGGAATTGCCGCCCTCTTTCAGCACGGCGTTGATCTCGACCGGGATGCCGTGATCCCGACACCACTGGGCCGAGGCGGAATGCTGGTAGAGCGAGGCGGCGAAAAAGCGGCCGGCGAGGTAGGCGAGCTTCTCGGCGTTTTCCCCCTTGAAGTGCTTGAGCTTCGCGTAGCGGTGGCGATGCTCAGCAGGGATCTTCACTTTCGCGATGCGATCCGAGGGCTCCGGCTTATCCTCGGGATCGGGGCCGTCGGAGCGCTGGGGCTGGACGCCGTCCCCGAGGCGCTTGTTCTTGAGCTCGGCCGACTTGTTCTCGATCTTCTCGATCCGCAAGAGGTCGGCTTCCAGGGCGTCGATCTTGCCCGGCTTGTAGCCGGTTTCCCCCTTTTTGCCCGAGCCCAGGATGCCGTCTATCTCGGCCTTCTCCTCAGCGGTCAGCTCGCGCTTCTCCTCCGTGGCCAGGGTGGTGATCGCCTCCACGCGGTCCATCAGCTCGCCCATCTCTTCACGGATGGCCTTGCTGCTTTTGAGGACTGCGCAAATCACACAAGAGGCCGCGGCCAGGAAGCCGGCGGCGACAAGCTCGAGTCGAGTCGGGAGAAGGGGGCGTTTCCGCTCGGACATTTTTGATGGCTCCTTGCCGGGTCGATTGGATCGATCGGGCGCCCCGGAGCCACACTCGCGCAAAGAAACAGCGGATCGAAGGCTCTCCGGGCCGCCGATAGTGTTCGGGGGCCTGCGTCGGGAACCTACGCCGCTGACAAGTTGCGTAGACGTTCGCGCTAACCAGGTTGTCAGGCGCCGAGATTACGGGCGTTTTGGAGTTGCGCCAAGAGCAGTTTTTTAAGGGGTTGGCAGCCGCTCAAAGAGCAGGCCGCGGCGGCGGTCCTGCGGCAAGAAGTCCCGCTCGTGGCGCTCCACGTCGTACTGCGTCCAGACTTCCCGCAGCGAGCCGGCCCGGACCTCCCGCAAGAGGCCCCCGTCGGGAAACAGCATCACCCACTGGCGGCGACCGAAATCGTAGAACCGGCCGATAACACTCGTCCTTGAGCAGCCGCCAGGCCCGGACCTGGTGGCGGCTCTCGCGCGGCGACCAGTCGTAAAACACGGCCTGCACCAGCACCGGTAGACGTGATCGATCTCGATCAGGTCGACCCGGTCGACCAGCGGCGCCCCCACCGGGATCGTCGCTAGCGCCAGCAGCAGCAAGGCCGTCATCCATGACTCCCTATTCGCTATTCGCTACTCGCTATTCGCTACTCCCTTCTCACACTCCCAGCCGCCGGCGGGCCAGGGCGATCTGCTCGCGGAGCACGCTGACCCCTGCCCCCTGACCTTCGACCCCTGACTCTGGCTCTCCGCTCTCCGCTCTCCGCTCTCCGCTCTCCCTCAGCTTCTGCGGCACATTCTTGAACCGGCCCGCCGGCACGGAGGCCTTCACCTGCAGCTCCTGGCCGATCTCGTCCGCGAAACCTTTCTCGACCGCTTCGTCGGCGGTAAACCACGTTTCGGCCTCCAGCCAGGCCCGCACGTCGTCGGCCGGCTGATCGGCTCGAGCGGCGTAGGTGGCGACAATCGACTCGTCGATCTTCTCCAGCAGCACGACGGTCTGGGCCAGCTCCTCCTTGTTCCCCCAGGCGATCGTCCACGCCTGGTGGATCATCATCATCGCATTTTGCGCGATCCGGATCCGGTCGCCGGCCATGGCGACTACCGAGGCGGCCGAGGCGGCGATGGCGTCGATCTCCACGGCGATCGGCGTGGGGTGCCGGACCAGGGCGTTATAGATCGCGAAGGCCTCGAAGACACTGCCGCCCACGGAGTTGATCCGCACCACGACGCGCTGGTGTCCCACAGGGAGCGACTTCAGGGCCCGGACGACGGAGTCGCCGTCGATCAGCCCCAGCCAGCCTGGGCCGATCTCGTCATAGATCAGGATCTCAGGGTCCTCGGCCGCGGCCGCCTTCACGGTGAGCCCGCGCGGCTGCGCCGCCGGCGGCGCATGGTGGGAGCGGTTGGGGAGAGCGATGTTGATCGGGGAAGGTTTGGGCATGGTCGCATCCTTGCGTAAGGGTCGGAATGAAAAACGGAATACTTTCGGGCGGAAAATTAACCCGTAGACCGGCATTCCTTGCACGTGCGGCCGGCGCGGCCGCGCGGGATGTCGATTCCACAATCGGCGCAGCGGTTCTTTTCCGCCTCGCGCTGGGCCGCGGTCATTGGCGCATGAATGCGGATCCGCAGCAGCGGCTTACGGAAAACCGGGACGACGACTCGCGGCATGCGGAACCGCGCCAGCGCCTCGGCCGTCGCGGCAAGGCCGCGCTGGAGCTGCGTGGTGTTGACTTCCATGTCTCTCACCTCGTGATAGAGTTCACCCTTCCCCGGAAAGGATCTCACCGGCCAAGGCTTCGGCCCGGGCCGGCCAGGCGCCGATCGCCGCCTCGACCTTCGCCACCAGCTCGGCCGGCGTGGCC